TAAAACCGTTGCAGCCGCGGCCAAATCTCCTGCGGCCGCAACTACTCTTGCACAAGCAATGATTAAACAAGACGCCTTAATTAAAGCAAGTCAAGCAAGAATTGCATCAAAGGCCGCAAGAAATGCAAAGTTATTAAATGCCGCATCGAAATTAAAGCATTTAAAACACTTAAAGAATTTAGCAGGTGGACCAGTAGGACTAGCAATTATGGCTGGAGAACTTGGTACGGAATCTTGGATAAGACAAACAGAAGCAAAATCAGCAGGACAAGAAGGGGCTCTTGGTCTAGGTACAGATTTGACAAACCCAGACTTACAAATAGATAATAAAACTGGTTTGACAAAGGTCGATAAAAAAGCAGAAAGAGAAAGAATGACCAAATTAGGAATTGACCCAGACTCTCAAAAAGCAGGAAGAATTAGAAGACAGATGAGAGGTAAAAATGACCTAAAAATAAATGAAAAATCAATAGAGATGGCGATTGATGAAGCAACTGCGTTAAGAGAAGCAGGGGAAGACCAACTAGCAAATGAAAAGATGGCAGAAGCAACAGAATTGCTTCAAGCAAGAAAAAGAATTGTTCAAGGAATGGGATTCCTAGACCATAAAAAAGCAGAGGCAGCATATGGACTAATTCATTCAAACATCGGCCAGAAGATTGGAAAACTTGGTGCTATGGACAACTGGAACTGGATGGAACAAGAAGACAGAGGATTCTTTAGAAGGATGAATAAAGCATTCGGAGCAGTGGGTGATGAGTCTCTCAGGATTGGGTTAGATGCTGTTGATGCAGAAAAACTAAGAATTGAAAGTCGTAATAGACAATCAGGTCCTATGTTGCAACACACAACAACAAATCTACACAACAATGCTTCTGGTGGTGGTGGTGGAAATGCTATATTAAATGCCCCAACAAATAATAATACTACCGTTACCAATAATAATACAACTGTATCGGGAACACAATCGACAAATAATTCAGAAGATGCATATCAAATGGAAGAAAATTCTCAAAGAAATAGCAATGTGTGGTAAAAAACAAGAGAGAGGAAAACCCTCTCTCTTGCTCCACAATTTAGAATCTACGAATTAAATTAATCTTCGGAAGCCAATTTCTCAAAATATGACAATGCATCACTCGCCTCATCATCGGATGTGTCCGATGAAGATTCATTTGCGGATTTATCAAACTCACCATTATATTGTGGTTCAACTTTAACATCTTCAACAGTTTCGGTTTTGTTCGGAGCAGATGAACGAATATCATCACCGATAACTTTGTGAAGTCTATCTTTTAATTCGTCATAACTTTTAAAGTTAGAGGGGTCAACGAATTCACTAACAGCATATTGTTTTTTCCAAATTTCTTCAATTGATTCATCTGAATCTGCAATAGCAGATGGAGAAGCAAATTCGGATTTATCGTAATTAATAAAACCTGCAACCTTTCTAACTTTTAATTTAAAGTTAGCACCTTCCCATAGGTCAAAAGGATTGATTGCTTCTTCATCTTCAAATTCTGGATGCATTGATTCTTTAATCTTATTAAAAATCTTTTGACCATATCGATAAAGAAACACTTTACCTTCATTTTCTGGATTTGCTGTATCAGAAACAATATAAATGTTTGAAACATAATTTGTTTTTCGTCTACGAGAACGAGCAATATCCTTATCACTTTCAATACCACTGTTCCAAAGTTTAGTATTCATTTCTGAAACAGGGTCGTTTTCACCCAAAGTGGTGAGTGAATTTTCAATATACCAACCACCTGGCCCTTGAAATCCGTGAGAGAAATATTTCGCCCAAGGCGTGTCATCATTTTCTGTACCTGGCAGAAAACGAATAACCGCATATCCATTACTTGACTTGTCTAATTCTGGTTTCCAAAATCGGTCATCTTTATATGACTTCTTTTCGTCCATCTTTTCCATCTTTGAAGCCAAATCAGAAACGCTGTTTTTTGACCTCTTCTTAAAATCTGCAAATGACATATTAGTCTCCTTTTGCTTGCAGGAACTCCCTGCTACTCGAATGTTATAAGCAGGAACTCCCTGCTACTATTACTGTAATTATACCACCGATTCAATCGATGTCAAATATTAAATTGGTAATTGTGATGTGTTTTTTGGTAAAAGATTCATATCTCTACCTTCGATGCCAATCTTCTCTATAATAGGTTTTGATAGATATTTGGCAGCAACCTTTGGTTCTATATTCTCGATTTCGCATATATACAAGACAGCATCGATATATTCTCCGCCATTTTGGAGAACATAAGATTCTACCCTTTTTGATATATCTTCCTGATTTGTAAACAACGACATAAATAACTCCTTTCTATGGGTTATATTATACTCGAAATCTAAGACGGTTCAAGATTTATTCTTATACATAGATAGAGAAATTAATTTTTTAACATCATTCGGAGCAATATAAATGACGAACATAATAATTGGTACAGGACAGACAGGGGATGGCATAGTCGTTGGTGGTAAAACTTATGCGATTGCTTCCGATTGGGGTTCTGCGGGTGGAACAGGATTTACACTTACCCATGTACAGGTTGTAAAACTTGGATGGGGAGATAACTATAACACTTATAGAACTACTACAGATAAACCACTTCCTGTACAGTTTTACTCATCTAACAACTCTGGTTCTACTGGAGCAATTGTAGATAATAATTATGGATTGAAAGTTACTGGTGATGTTAGAATTAATTCATCCCTAGAAATTGCGGGTGGACAAATAGATGGTAATCTAAAAAATGTTGTTAGTGGTATTCTTCAAGTCGTGGGCCCAACATTCGGTAAGAGTGGCCCAACTGGATATGCTGTTGGTCATACAAGAGATTATCATTTCAATCCTATTAAAATTACAGGTGCAGTTCAAGGATTTACTGCCGCATATCCGATAGGTGTTACTTATGGTGGTGGACAACCAGGCAGAGGGCCTGGTGAAGGATTGATTCGAAGGTTATATGGTGGCCCTGTCGGTTATACAGGATATACTGGTATAAATCTTCAAACAAAACCAGGCGCAGGACAAAACTCATCAATACTTGCTAGAGATATTGACTATGTTGCAGTTCAAGGAATGTCTGGTGGATTTGGTGTAGGTATTACTGCTTCTAGGTCAGATGGACTTCTTACACGAAGATTATCTTTCCCCTACAATCAAACTCCAACTGCTGAAGATTCTAAAACACCAGACGGTGACCGAGTAGGTATCGTGGGTATTAAAGGTGCAACAGCAGTTGAAGTAACTGGTGGTGTTAGATTAGTACATGCTCCCGCAGGTGGAAGTATGGAAATTAGAAATCTATCTGCGGGTAGAGATAATGTTGCAGTATGGGGAGCAGACGGTGGAACTGCCGCACATGTAAAACTATTCCATAGTGACGGAACTCCAATTGGAATATCTGCTGGAGCATTGAAAGTTGCTATTGATAATGGCACATTTACAGGAAATGTCACTTTAAGTACAAATGTATATGCAAGAAATGCAACAGGTGGAGTCTTAAAGGTTCAAGGTAAAACTGGTGCAGAAGTTGTGGTCAAAGGGCCACTATCAGGTGGCGCACTTGAAGTTGCAAGTCCAAGTGGATTAAACATTAGAAGTCTAACAAGTTCTGATACTGTTGGTCTTGCAGGTGGTGCCGCAGAAGACCTCGGTCAAATACAAACAGATGTTAGTACTGGAAGTGGAAGACTCGGCAATATTCAAACCAATACAGAAAATCTTATTAATAAAGTAACAGAACTTAATTATGATGTTAATAAAATGACAGGAACAGGAACAGAAGAATCAAATGTTGATAGCGAACAAATTGCATTCAATACACACATCCATAGAGTATATCAACCAACTGAATTAATTTCTTTGAGTAAGCCTGTTGGAAGCAATACAGTTCAACTCGATACAAATACAGTAATATATAACGGAGTTTATGTATCAGCAGATTCAGCAAACACAGAAGATATTATGGTAGGTAATCAAAGTTTAGTGAGTAATAATTCAGCAGGGTATGTTCTTGCGCCAGGTGAAACTGTATTCCTACAAGTTGCTAATATGAATAGAATTTATGTAAGGAGTGCCAGTGGTACTCAAACCGTCCGTTGTATAGGGTCTTAATATGGCATTCTCAAGAGGGAATCTTCAGAAAAAGAAAAAGAAAAACAACTTAGGAGAAACACAATCTTCTAGTTCTTGCTTGTTAAATGAAAATGTATTTCCCGGCCTAAACTTCCTGAAGAACATAAACAACACTAAGTCCACTATAACTACATTGAAGAATAGACCTAATGTTGTTCTATCAGAAAAAAATATAGTTGTATTTGATTATAGTGGTGTTACGAACGAAAAGGATTTAGAAATTCTTCATGCTACTTTTTCTACTATGACCCCACAGACGAGTGAATTCATCTTGAGTAGTGCGAGGTTTATTCAGGATGAATATTCTATAGACAGAGATATTGGTATGACATTTACATTTCTTAATTTTATGAATGGAAATCTTGTAGTTGCCAAAGCATCTTCTAATTTAGGCAATTATGATAGAACAAAATGGGATGGAAAGTTTTTTATAAAAACTCCACAAATTGAAATCTTTGATAAATTCTCAAGTTCTAAAAATATTGATAAAGTGGTCAACTTAATTCAAGAACCAAATTTTAAGGATTGGGGAATCATGGTTGGCGATTCAATAAAATTTATAGGTACAAAAGATAATGACGACACATCCTCCATAGTTATTGCAATCAATGATGAAGGTAATGAAATAACATTATCAGAATTATCTAAAAATGAAAATGCAATTGGATTGCCAGTCAAGGTTCAACATTATAGAAAATGTTCTGCTATAGAAACTGATTCGATTTATACTCCTCAAGAATCTATAGAAGTATCTTCGAATAAAAAGAAAAAATCCCTACAAGGTGAATGTCCAGAAGGATGGCACTGGATGGAAGATGAGCAAGAATGTATGAAAGGTTATACACATGCTGAAACAAGTGAAGCACCAGAAGAAATTCAAACACAACCATCATCAGATGAACAACCAATTACCCATCCATTGAGAAGAACACAAGTTCGTGGAGAAATAAAAGGTACACCTCAAACTCCAAGAACCACTCCACAGAGAACCACTCCACAGAGAACCACTCCACAGAGAACGCAGGGTGGAGGAATGGGTGGAGGATATTAATCCCTTAAAAATGTATTTGGTGTTGGGTCAGTTTCATATAACATTTTAGAAACAGAATCAACAGAATGCCATTCTCTTGAACCATCTTCAAATTGAATTTCTACTGATTCCGTTGTTCCATCTTCTGTACTGTCTGCGGCATCAACAACTTTTCCCATTTTCTTGCTACCACGATGTACAACAGATTCTCCCAAATCATAATTTAAATCACTCATAATTAAACCTCTATTTCTTTCCAATGTTTTTCTGCGACAAGGTGCATTGACCATACACCCATTCCACTCGCAGGAGAAGTAACTTCCATACCAACTTCTTCAAATATAAACGGTCTACCATTTACTTTAGAAGTATAGATTGGAGAGTCATATCCCATACGACCTTTATTAAATACTTCTTTCTTTCCAAGACCTAACCAATTATTTTCACAACTATTAGTGCCAATTAAATATGCTTTTGTTTCACCTTTGATTGCACCCTTTGGAATAAACAGAATACTATCCTGCTCAAATTCTTTTCCTAGTTCACGCAAATCTTTTTCAAGATTTCCTGTATCGTCTAAATCCACAACAAAATAACTTATCTCTTTTACAGACTTACCACCCTCTGGATAACTACCATGTAATTTGGTAACTCCATATCCTTTGGTTTTTAGTTTAGCAAGAAGACTTTTGTTTCTTTGTTTGTTTTCTTTTTTAGAATAAGATTCACCCTCGCCACAATCAGCACCCTTGCGAAATGCAGTTAATGCACCCGCATCGTGTTTTTCGTTATGTCTCCATATTCTAGAAAGAGAAGATTCATTTAAATGTTCTTTAAATCGTTTCATAATATAATATTTATAAAAAGATGGATATGGGGATTTCTCCCCACACCAATTATTTCTTCTTCTTTTCCTTTTTTCCTTCTACCAAAACTTGTTTATCACTCACGATATCAATCTTTCGTGGTTTTAAATCTTCTGGTAAAACCAATTCAAGGTAAATTCTTAAAATACCACAATCAACACTTGCTCCATTTACTTGAATGTGGTCTGCAAGTGCAAAAGTTCTTGTAAAGTTTCTATACGCAATACCCTTATGTTGGTATTTCGCATCATCCAACTGCACATCTCTATTACCCTTAATTGTTAATTTATTATCCTCAACCTCAATATCTAAATCTGCTTCGGAAAAACCTGCTACTGCCATCTCAATGATGGATTGGTTTTCACCGTCATCTATAATATTGTAAGGTGGATAGTTTCCAGTATTTGATGAATCTGCTATTCTTGTAAATCTATCAAACATTTCATCAAACCCTATTCCAATATTCATTGGAAACGATAATTCATAAAAATTCTCTCTCATCTGTATTCTCCTTATGTAAGCAAGAAATTTTATTTGCGAGTCCCAACTTAGGCAACTCTCTTATAATACTATCTGTTCGTGACAGACACTTTTATATAGTAAATTTGAGATTTCAACTCTCTACCCTAATAAACGAATCATTATCAACTAATTCATTCCAACGAATCCTAGCATCATATAAGTCTACTTGAACTGCATCAATCGAGTCAACATTTATCGTATAGATATTGACAACTTTATTATTGTGGTCTTCAACAACATTAAATCGATATTTTAAATTGGTGGTAGGGTTTTCTAAATAGTAATTCATTTATCTTGCTCTGGCATATTCTCGGTTTAACCGTCTAACATTTTCTTTACCTTTTGCAACAATAACTTCACCTGCGGTCTTGTGACTGTATATCATTCTTGCTATAACAGGTTGTATATGTTTCGATGAACAGTCAACACAATATTCTGTTTCTGGTAATATTGCTAAACGAGAACCACTGATTTTATCACCACAGTCTAAACAGTTCATATTATCTTCTTCTCCTTGATACACTAATACCTGCAATACCCAACAGTGCTAATGTGCCTGGTGCGGGAATACCAACAGGAGTAATGATTTTAAAATATGTTCCGTAATTATCTGAACCAATAAATCCTGTTCCATGCTCGTATCCACCCAACGCAGTTAATTCATATGTGTTTAAAGATGCCGGTTCAATATCAATGTCATCAAAAACAAAACCATTACCCAAATCAAAATACTCGATAGATTCTGTTGACCAAAAAGCATTTAGAATATCATATTCGAATAAATTTGTTTCTTCATAATAGTTTACTTTAATTCTTGCAGACCAATCGTCTGTATGAATCCATTGTGTATCTGTATAAGTCGGCCAATCTGTAAGACTGGCAACTACGGTAAGTGCTAGTGTTTCAATCATCATAAATGTATTATATCAAAAATAAAAAGTATGTCAAACACCATATACTGCAAAATAAGAAATAACTGCGATGAAAAACATACACTCAAGAGTAATCATGGCAACAGAAATCAACTTTACTCGATGTTGTCTTTGGCGTTCTTTAACTGCCTCAGGAGTATTATTTAATCTATTTTTATCATATAAATTTTTATAAAGTGGTTTAAGTTTCGCCATTTAAATCTCTTTTTATTTTTCGCCTATCTTTTTTGGGGTCACGGGTTTTCTTTATATCCCAAGTCTTCGAACGGTTTTTTGGTGTACCGAATATATCTCTATCTGTTTCTTTTTTCTTTTTCATAACACACCTGGCAGGACTCGAACCTGCGACCATCGGATTAGAAATCCGATACTCTATCCAACTGAGTTACAGGTGCAAAGAATTATCTTACTCTCGCACCATTTCCTCTTTTAGAAGTTCTTGATGGAGCATTGCCCTTCTTTCGAAATATTTTAGAAGTTCTTGGTTTTCCAATCTTTACCCTATTCGCAATAGATGGGTCATATCCTGATTTTTTCTTTGCCATTATAAATCACTCCGTCAATTTTAAGTTTGGAACTGCACCTGCACCAACAACTTCATTTGCGCCAGGAACAACTAATCCACTTCCAAATGCAGTATTGTATTCATTTAAAAATTCTTCAACAGGTTCTGTTATAAACATAATATGAGACTCTTTAATTTCTATACCATCTGAAATTTCAGCATATGGAAGCCACGGAGATAATCCAATTTTCCCTTGACCAACTGGAATAATAATTGCTGGCTTCTTTAGGAGTTTTGTATTGTCTGTAGAACCATCAAGAAGTTTACAAATAATTTCTTCACCTGTCTGTAATCTTACAACTCTAACTTCACTCATTTTCGCTTCCTTTTTTCTTTTTTCTTTTTGGGTTTCTTTTTGCCGAATGCTCTTTCCCAACCCTCATCATACTTCTTTTGGTCTACTTGTCTATACTTACTGCCTTTTCCTGCCTGACCATCAACCATCTTCGTGACACTCACGAACATCACCATCTAATGATTCAATCCATTTGTTTGCGAATTTAATATCTTCCATTACTTTATCACACTCACATTTATCTGCGGGTGTACATGTACAAGATTCGTAAAGAAGTTTTGCTTTAAGTCCACGAATCACTCGGTCATCTAATATAATTGCATGCATGATATTCTCCTTTTTATAATATACACTATAACATATTTATAACACAAATCAAGATTTATTTTAAATAAAAAAAGAGGAAATACTTTTTGCAGTGTGGTGGTCACCTAATATAATCCAGTAAAAGTATTTCCTCTTATAATTTATTCGTCCTCACTGCGAGGCCCCACAGTGTCATAGTGGTAATGAATCTTACATCATCTTCACACTCTACGCAGAACATTGTTTATGTCCAAAGTGTCACAAAATGCCTCTACTTTTCCACAAGGACGAGTTGTCCATGCCCTCGCATATTCGAAAGGGCATTGTTGTTTGGACTCCGACAGGGTTCAGCATACCTGTAACTTTCGGGAACACTACTGGTTATCCTACTCGTACTACGATTGTTCTAGTTAGAAACTGCTACATCCATTTGGACATTCACACTCCACTACAGAGAACCGCATACCTTATTCCGCATAACAAAAATTATTCAGTCACGGAGTTAGTGCAGGTCATGACCCCTGCACAAAATTATTCACTTGTCAAAAAAATCTGGTGATGAAGTTTCCCCCATCACCAGAGAGGAATTCCTTCTTTCGAAGGTTATGAGGTAACTAACATTCGTTTACCTGTTCGGTCAAAACCGTACATACGGTTTGGGTGGATATCGTTGATGAAATAACGAGTGTGACCACGTGGAGTTGTTTCTGTAACAACTTCCCAATTACCGTTTGACTCTAGTTGTGCTTTGATGTAGTGCATAACTGTTGCAAGTCGTTTAATTCCATAACGGTTTTTTGCTTCAGAAGCAGTAAGACCATTATTTGAGTTTGTTAGGTAGTTGATTACCTGTCTACGTTTAGAAACTGAGGGCATCGCCATAATCAGATTCTCCTTTTCCCGATGACTCACTTCACTGGACACCCAACCCATCGGACGGTCGTTTGTCCTATTACTATAACGAAATTTTATTTAGTTAGAAGGCTCTTGATTGTCAATGTTTTTTTCAATCAATTTTTTAAGTTTCTTGACTTCAAGTTGAGCAAGTCTGCAATGTACTTTTGCAATCCTCAAATCAGATTCAATTTTTTGAGTATTCAAATTCATCCAACAAATGAGGGAAGTCAAAATCATAATAATACCCGCTAATGCTATCAATTCCATACTATAAAGTCCTTTTTGTCGTAGGTTGAATGTGTATTGTACCACAGTGGCACATGTCTGTCAATGTTTATTCTTTTTCGTCTTCATAGTCTTTGTAAATTGACATGGGTAAAAGGTCATGCAATATGGTCATAACCTTTGCTAATTCTACATGGTCAATCCTGTTTAACAAGTATTCCTCATATGCTTTAACTGCAGCCTCACCTGCCTCAATCAACTCGTTCAACCATTCAGATTTATCATCTGGTTCTTTCCAGACTCTTTTTTGTCCCTTCTTTTTACTAGACATGCGAGAAAAACCTCTCCAAAAGTATTTATAGAAGGAAATATATTTAAATGTCTAAAACGACCAAACGTTAGTGCAGTCATTCTCCACTAGCATCATCGAAACTCTTTCAGTATTTACCCAATCGGTTTCCCCATCAGGAAATTGCACTTTTATTGCAGAATATGTGATATTACCAGTATCAGAATCTCGTTCTTCTAAAAGGTCTAGGATTGTACCTCGTCTTTTTGATTCTCGTTCAACAATTTGGTCACCGATTTCATAATTTGTACTCATGTTCGTACTACTCCTGTTAACTGTTCAAAGTGTGTTATGTTATTTATTTGTACTTGAATCCACTTTCCACCTCTCCATTCATCACCGTTCATATCCCATGCAACGATAATATCTTTTTCGTATTCATGGTCAATCCAGTCATTAACTTTGTCACTTTCCATGTGGAATTTTTTCAAGGTACAATAGAATGATTCTTCGTTACCATTTTTATCTTCTGTTTTAATTTCACAAATACCATCTTTTAGACATTTGTTCAAATCAGACCGTGTAGCACAATTAAGGTCTACCAAAATGGTATCTTCTTTTGTTCTATTTAAGGCAGATTTTTTGTTATTGCTGTGTACATTAACCATTTTTCAATCAAACTCCATGTATTGACAGTATCCACAAAGGCTGCCGTTTTTTGATTCATAATTTCCACAATCTGTAAGGTTGCTACCACCACAATTCAAATGATATTCTGCACCAAAATTGTTTTTTGCAAATTTTATGATTTTTATAATGTCGTTTAAATTAACGTTGTTAACAAAACAGTCGGTATCTTTGTCTTGAACAGGTTTTTCTGATACACCATATTTTTCCAAACAGTTAGTAGCAAAAAACTCAGTTCTGCTTTTTAACGTTGGAAAGGATAATACCGCATCCATTGTTTTATTATTGCTCAATACCTTCAATTTATCTCCAATCTTTTGGGGGCATGTTTTTGTGTTGTTGTTTAAATTGTTCTACCATGAAAATTGAAAAGTCTTCTTTGAATTCTTCCCATTCGTGGGTAGGACGCTCATATGTGTCATAAACCTTATGAAGTTCACAAAAAACCTCTGAAAGTTTATTTTCCAGATGTTCACTTAAAGGTGC